TTTGATGTACCACCGTCCACGTCCCATTTTCCATTTTCCCCCATCTCACTTCACCACGTTAAAGCGATGACTTGGCACGTTTCTTGCTAGAGGGGTGAGGTTATTGTTGTCGGTATTTTGTCGAAAGAAAATTGTTTCACGTGAAACATTTGTGTTGACATTTTACACCATTACTATATAATAAGAAATAGGACAAGCGTTATCCTTGAAACACTACCTGGGGACAGGACGAGGATAATTACGGAGTGGTGTCCGGCTTGTCTTGTAATTCATACACCAAGAAAGGAAGAAAATGTATGCCATTAATAATACCTAAAGAAAATGCAACACAAGAAGAAATTAATGCTTGGATAGTAGAGACACAAGAAAAGTACAACCTAATGGAAAATGACTTACAAACAAAAACAGCTAGGGAATTATCATTGTTAAATGAAAACAATAAATTATTTGCAAAAGTAACATCAAAGAAAACAGACGATAAAGACGATACTGATAAGGAAGAAATTCCTTCATGTATAGACAAGGAAACATATGAAAAACTAAGCGACAAAGAAAAACAAGAATTAAATGAATTATTAGAGGAGGACGAAGAATAATGCCAAGTGCAACTTATGTAGTTAAAAAACAAGAATTTCTAAATTCAGTAGTCAACAAAATAGGAAAACAAATCTATTCAAGTACGGCTTATACAAATCCACTTAAAAGACTAAAGAAAGGTTTCATTGATAATGCAAATGAAATTGAAGAAATTTATGTAGCACGTGCCGTTGGTGTTGCATATGATAAGACGGGAGCAGGTGCATTAGATAGACAAGTTGTTGACGTAAAGACACAATATCACCAGGTGGATTATGAAAAAGACTTCGGTGTGTCAATACATGATAAGCAAGTAAGAAAAGGCTTTACCACAAGTGGTGGAGTAACTAGAATTGCGAATGAAATAATGGAAAGTTTGCATACCGGGGCAGAATATGAAGAATATGTTAAATGTATTGAGTTATTGGATTTAATTGCAACGGGTAGCAAATACAAAAAAGTTGTAACTGATGTAACAGACAATGCTTCGGCGAAAGCATTTACAAAAGAAATAAAGAAAGATATTAATAGAATGGAAAGAAGAAGTACAGTCTATTCAACATATGAAAATCATTGCAAAGCAAAAGATTTAGTATTATTCCTCAATGAAGATTGGGACGTTGAAATTGATGTTGAATTACTTGCTACAGCTTTCAACATGACAAAGCAAGAAATAAATGAAAGCACAAAAATTAAAATACCAACATTAACAACTAATGTAAAGACAAAAGCAATTCTATGTGATGAAAGAGCGTTACAAATTTATGATACATATTATGGGCTTGAGCCACAAAGAAACGCAAAAGGAAAATTTACAAATCATTTTCTATCAACTGAAAAAATATTTAGTTGGTCAAATTTAGTTAATATAGCTGTTTATAATATTGTATAAAAGGGACTTAATTAGTCCCTTTTTCTTAAAGGTGGTGGAAAAATGATAGAATTAATAAAAGCATTTCCTTATGATAATAGTTATGATTATGTTAAAATGTTTTCTAGTAAAGCAGAACAAGATACATATTTTAATACATTGAGTAAAATATCAATAGATGACCACAATTATATTAAAATAGAAAATAGTTTCAATGTAAATTATGACTATGAATATTTAGAAAATGAGGGAGTAAATTACATAATTTTTGATAATGGCTATAGGGATATTTACGCTTTCATAATCAAAAAAGAATTTGTTAGGAATACAGTAACCAGGCTAATATATGAAGTGGACGTAATGCAAACATACATGATGAATTTTTCTCTTAGTAAATCATTCGTAGAACGTAAGAAATGTACAATTGATGAAGTAACAAATTTTGATGAAGGATTAAACATTGGAGAGCATAAAATAGTAAGTGAAACTGTTGCTTTTTCTAAAGGTAGTGTATATTTTGCAATGTTCGGTGGAATGAAAAATTTCGAGGTAACAATGCAAGAAGATGGGAAAATCACTCACTATGCAGAAATTCCTTCATCACAACAAAAACCATTAACTAAAATTGACGGGATAAATTATCCATTGTTCTTTATGCCTTTACCCACGGGAAATATTCCCACAATGATTTCAGACCACCCGTCTTTAATGGGTGTTGTAAGGTTTCCTACTTGTACTTATGATACAGATACTATAAATATTCCTTGCTTACTAAAAACCCAAGATATTGGACTAGGGAAACCAGTTTATACAACATTTGAATATGTTGCTAGTATCGCAAAAAATATTTCAAGTGTAACACATAGTGGAAGTGGTGGAAGTGTTCCAAAAGCAGAAACAACTGACTTTTTCCCTTATACATATTATGTGTTAACAGATGGTGAAAGTGAGCCATTAGTCATGAAACCACAAGAATTAACAGGATTGTCTGTTGTGGGTAAATATGCATTATCACATCAGCCTATAGAAAGATTTTATGTACAAGGTTATAAAGGGGATAGCAACGGCAGAGCGTACAACATAACTAATACTAATCAAATGATGTTACCAACGGCAACAAGTGAAGGAATGGCATATATAGCTGCCAATGGTGGAAATTTAAAAATGCAGCGTGATAATCAAGTAATGGATAATGTGTTGGGTGCTGTTACAACTATAGGTAGTGCTATTGCTACAAGTGGTGCATCTTTACTAATGGGTGGTCTAGGTAGTACGGCAAGTGGTATAAATCAAGTAAGACAAGCAGACCAACGAAATGAAAGTATGATGCTCACACCTAATTCAATATCAAGTTATGGTACACCATCAACACGAAATGCTTTTGATACCGACAATGTAAGGGTGTTAAAATATTCAGTATCAGAAAATGTTAAAAATAAAATACGTGCATATATCGAAAGATATGGAAATAGTTTCAACAACTATGCTACAATAGATTTAAAGACATATAAAGGATATATTAAATTTATATCGCCGGACATAGATAGCACAATAGACAACATGTATATTAATAGAATTAAAGGAATTTTAGAAGGGGGTGTGTACATTGAGTAGAGAAGCTTTTGAAGAAGAAGCAAAGTCTAGATATGATGAATTATTAAAAGAATTTTTAAATCTTGCAATTAATCGTTTTACTTGGGAAAACTTACCTAGTGGTTTAACTTCAGAACAACTAGAAAATCTTTTGATAAAAAGAGGTCAAATGATGTTTTTTAAAACTGATAAGGTTGGAGAGTTACTTCTTCCATGTTTTCCAACAAGTGATATAAATGTATATGGTTTAGCAACACAATATCGAGTAAACGGAGAGAATGGAAAGTACAACGAAACAATAGATATTGATAACGGTGTAATATTAAAAAATAATCCGTTGGCTTCAGCAGATTTATCAACACTTGAAATATTTGCAAAAAGAATTGATGATGTTGAAATGACACAAGATGTAAATTTATTCCAACAATGTATGCCAAAATTACTTCTTGCTGACGAGGATAGTAAACTAACAGCAAAAACCATTGTCGATAAAATAAGGAAATTCAAGTTTGTTGTTTTTGGGAAAAAATCATTAGTAACAAATATAACTACTTCTGATGTTTTAGATACGTCAGCACCGTATATATTGGACAAGCTACAGCAACAAAAGATAGAATTGAAAAATGAGTTATTAACTTACTTAGGGATAAACACTGTTAATATCATGAAAAAAGAAAGAGTGAATACCGAAGAAGTTAATGCAAACAATGACTATACACAGACAAATATTGACTTGATGTTTGATTTAAGAACAAGATTTTGTAAAGAAGTTAATGAAAGATTTGGACAAAATATAAAAGTAAAGAAAAGGGAGGTTGAACAAGTTGGAACAAACAACACTAACCCTGGGGGGAATGGTAGAGAATGAAAGTAATATTTTCGACTTTGATTATCCTTTTTATAGTGAAACGTATAGAGAAACATTTCAGCAGCATTTTATAGAATACTTCTATTTTGATGAAATAGGACAAGAAACACCTTCAAGATTTAAACAAAGACTAAAAATTAAATTCAATTTAATTATGCCATATTGGAATAAGATTTTTGTTGCTGATACATTAGAGCAGAGAATACTTGACAACTATGACGTAACTGAAACATATGAAAGGGACGTATTAAACAACACTAATGCAACAAATGATAGTTCAAATAAAAATCTTGCAAGTGATACACCAATAACAAAAACAGACTTTGAGCAGCTAGACTATTTTTCTAGTATAGTAAAAGACATAGGTAACAATACAAGTATAATAAATGGTGATAGTAACGAAACATGGACAAGAACAATGAAAGGAAATATAGGTATACAAACTGATGCTGATGCAGTTATAAAATATTGGCAAAGTTTGCGACAAATAGAAAAAGAAATATTTCAACAATGTGATGATTTATTTATGGGGGTGTATTAAATGGGATTATTTGACCAATGGAACAACAACAAATTTAACATTTATAAGAGTGAGGAAAAGACAGTATTAAAGCTGTTAGAAAGTGCTAGTAATTGGATAGAAACGTTAATTAAAAAAGCTGATGATTTGGACATAATAGATAGTCAAAAAGTATCTTATGAAGAATTGCATAACAAATATAAACTATCTGATAAGGCTGATTTTACAGGTAGTTGGTTTGGGCTTGTCAAGCCTACACTATCACAAGAAGGAGTTGCAGCACAAGTTGAAAAAAACATGGCTGACATACTAAGTCTTTTTTCAAAAACAAGTGATATAATACAATATAACCTAAGTAGTTTTTGTGATGATGTGAGTAAGACAGAAGAATTTATTACCTTCATAGAAGGATTAGATACAACACCTAAAAAACTACTTATTCCCTATGGAAAGGTACTAAAATTAAATAAGTTTTTCTATCTTCCTTCCAACACTTTTATAACAGGAGAAATATTATTCGAAGGTGAAGTAACTGTAAATGATGAATACAATGAAAGCTTGATTGCAAACATTGACGGAGCAACAAATTTAGTATTTGATAATTTAACAGTAACATACAATTTATTTAATGAAGGACGTTCTATTTTTAGATTTTGTAATGCTGATGGAATTGTATTTAACAAATGTAAATTTAAAATAAAAGGAAATGGTATAATAAATTCCAATGCTATTATTGACTTTTGGAAGGGTAATAGAAATGTATTAATTGAAAAATGTTACTTTGAAGTTGACAACTTTAATTCTACAGCCGGTGGATTAATATGGGTAAATAACAATAATATAGTTGGTGTTGATGAAAGAATTATAACATGTAAAAACTTTCAAATTATCAACAATGAATTTGTTTCCAATAGTGGTGATGAAATGGTTTCTGTTTTCAGTAATGGAAATGATGTTGAAAATGTAAAAGTATTGAGAAACACATTTACAAGAAAGTACGGAAATAATAAAAATATTTGTCTATCTGTTCACCATATAAATAATAGTATACCCGGAAAGATAAGTAACGTAAAAATTGAAAACAACACTTTCATTATTCAAGCTGAAAATCCATTAAGTAAAGAAGTTGTTAGATTTGGAAGTTATTTATACACTGATGTAAAGATTGAGCGTTCAACATTTATAAATAATGTTATACAAGGAGTGTTAACCAATAGCCAGGTAGTAGGCTGTCAAGGTGGAACACATGAAGTAATTTTCGCTTATAACAACATTATTAATACAGGTGAAAAAGGTGTTAGTTTTGGTATGAAAATAGATAGGGGTATAGGGGTAATAGAAAACAATAGAATAACTAATTGCAATACTCCTTTAACCTCAATAGATACAATGTATAAACTTCATAACTTTATTGATGGTGTTGTGCAAGATTTTTCAAATTTAAAACAAAAGACATATGCAAAAACTGGTTACAGAATACACCATGACGGATTAAAAGAATTTTGGTTTGAAGCTTATGTTGATGTTAATAACGGTGGAACAAAAGCATTTACAACACCGGTTACATTTACAGAAATAATCAATCTACAAGCAACTATTGTAAGTAATCCAACACTTACAACACCAAATCCAATTGCAATTGTTGCAGGTGGTTATGACAAAATAACATTAAAAAATTATAATGCTGAATTTATATCAGTACAAGTTAGGGGATTATGTATATAAATATTTAAAAGGGGGTGGACAACCCTCTTTTATATTGTTATAATTTAGGTATATTTTAACAAAGGGGGAAAAATGATGGATTTTGATTTTTCAGCATTAATGAATTACGGTGCGTTGGGGATATGTCTTGCTTACTTTATTTACAAAGACAATAGCACAATGAAAGATTTAAGAAATACAGTACAAGAATTAAAAGAAGCCATATTAATTTTAAAAGAAAAAAATAATAATTAAAGGGGTGAACAATAATGCCTAAAATCGGATTAGATAAAGGACATGGGGGAAATGACCCGGGTGCAATTTTTGCTAGTTATATGGAAAAAGATATAACTTTAGCAATAGGAAACCGGGTTGCATACCATTTAAGACGGCATAATCAAACAGTAATTGAAAGTAGGACAAGCGATACAACCGTATCACTATCAGAAAGAAGTAATTTATTTAATAAAGAAAAGGTTGACTTAGTGGTATCAATACATGTTAATAGCTTTACAGATAAAGCAGTACAAGGATTTGAAGTGTTTACATATAGAGATACTACTAGACATTTACAACTCGCTAAAGCTATTCACACAACAATTAAAGACAACAAGCTTTATACAAAAGATAGAGGAATAAAACAAGCTAACTTTCATATGCTAAGAGAAACAAAAGCGTTAGCATGTTTAATTGAAACAGCTTTTCTTTCCAATGAAGAAGATAGACAACTTCTAATTAAAAATATTGAAGGTTTCGCCGTTGCTATATGTAAAGGAATACTTAAATATTTTGAAATGCAATATAAGGAAGAAGTTGAGGAAAACGGGAAAATTTATCGTGTACAAGTTGGTGCATTTAGTCAAAAGGCAAATGCTGAAAAATTAGCAACTGAATTAAAAGCCAGGGGATATAATACAATAATAGTTTAAAAGGTTTCACGTGAAACATTTTCACGTGAAACCTTTTTATTATGTCTTTCCTCTTGCTGTCTAACTAAAGTATAACCAATTATTTTAAAGTTATACCACTTATTCTAAAGGCATTTATTACATTTTCCCCGTCATCATCAGTTAATGTTACATAGTCCTTTTGTCGCATACATGCTACGAATATATTTACAATTCTATTAATGCGTTCATCATCATAATAAGCTAGGTTGTTAATGTTTATTATGCCTGGTATAAAGATATTTCCATTAATAATATATTGTGTGTTTTTATAAGAAATACTTTCTTCGCTAACTTCTCTAAAACCTAGTACATACTTTCCATTCATGGCTAACATTATTCTATAAAAATAATCCTCATATTTAATTACAAATGGTGTTCTATGTTGTTTCCCAAAAATTATGTCCGTTGGTTGTGTTCTTATTTCATCAAATGTATAACTAGCAATTTTCCTAGGGTGTGCATGTACTTCAAATTCTCCACTTGTTATCATAGCACCAACACCGGCATTACCAAAGTTATTATAAACTACTTTACTTGTGTTCTGATTATTATCAAATACATTTACATTTTCAGAGCGTTCTATTGCAAATCTAGTTTTGAAACCTTTCTTGTCAGTGTACTCCTTTAATATTATTTCACCCTTTTTAATACGGTGTAGCCTTATTCCTAAAGCTTGAGAATAGGGTGAAAATTTACTAATTGCATTTGCTAACATAAATACTTTTACACTATGCCTATATCTTACTATTGTTGAAATCAGATTAAGAAACATGTTTAATTCATCATTTATATAAGAGCAATCTATAGACATAAATTCCTCAAATAGAATTGTTTCAATTTCCGGATATGATGTTGCTTTTGTTCTGTTAACATTGGCAAGGGAAAAAGCATATCCAAAAACTTTACATTCAGATATTTTCCCCTCTAAACCATCTTCATAAACGAGCCATTGTCCACGGTAAAATTTTATTCTATGGTTGTATTTTTCTAGTATATAATTTTCAAGTGGGTTAAAAACCTCTGACATATATTTTGTCTTTATATCTTCTTCAAATCTTTTTACAAAAGCAAACTGTTTATCCTCTGTAAAAAACTTGTCTATAATGTACGTGTCAACGGCATAGCTTTTGCCGTTTGACCTCTCCCCAAAAATCATATAATATTGTACATTATATTTTAAAATATTCTCTAAGTTATACCAATTTATATTAAGCTTTTTACTCAAAATCTATCTCCCCCTTTATGTTAATAGAAATTATAAAATCATTAGGTCTATTAACCATTAATATTTTACTATCATTTAGTGACACATTTAATGTATATGTTGTATCTTCAATTATTATTCCTCCGTATTGATTTATTCTTCTTCCTTTGTATGTGTAATATTGCATTTCTTCCCTTGTTCTTTTTTCTATTTTTGCCGTTGTTCTTCCACTTGCCGAAGTGTCAAATTGTGTACCCGGGGCAAACACAATTTTAAAAGCTTCTATAAGAGGTATGTTTTCTAATTTTGATAAATTATTTATTGCTATACTAGGATATTTTTTATTACAACCGGCTATAGTGGTTTTTACCTTATTATCATGGGTAATATATCCGTATTTCTTAGCACCAAAAGTAATAAAATAAGGTATTGGCAATGGATTATTATTTTCGTCAACGGTTTCTATTTCCCATATTCCCATTTTACATATTTTCTTAAAATCATTATCTGATATTTTAAATTGTTCTTTAAATATTTTAAAACGATTGTTTCTTTTGTTACCTTTTGTTATCTTCCAATTTTGATTATTTATGATGTTAATTATATAATCTTCATCAACATTATTTAAATAGAATTTTATACTGTCTGTGTCTGAATAAACAACATTGCAACCTTCATTAACTATAATGCACATAGTTTCCACTAATTCATATCTTGCATATGAAGTAATATAACAACCATCTGTAAATATATCAAGTGTACCCCCAAAAGACGGTTGTGTTTCTATGAAGTTGTTAAATATTGCTTTGCGTTCTTCCTCATTAAATTTAAAGTAATCAATTTCTGCTATTTCTCCTTCTTCAATACTATAGCTTGATTTAATAGGAGTTGTAACCTTTACCCCGTACATACTATTTATATAGACTTTAGAAAGTGCATACTCCATATCTTCTCTATCTATTATAGTTTCTTTCTTATGAAATGCAGATAGTAAGAAAGAAACTTCTTCCTGTCGCAATCTTCTTTGTTTAGAAGTTGCATATATTTCCAAGCACTCTATTTCATCATATTTATAAACTAGATTTATTGTATCTATATCAACATCATTTGCCGGTATTATTATTTCACTTGCTGATAACAATTTGCCGTTAAAATGCACTCTATCACTAGATACAAAACCTTTTGAAAGTTGGCTTGATGAAATAGGAAGAAGATAATTTCTATTTTTTACCCTTATATTTTTAAATCTAAAAAGACCGAAAAACCCTTTAAAGTTTCCTATTTTATAAAAACTATTAGCCAATTCACCTGTATAATTTTCTGTTGTTTTGTAAGAATAGAAAGGAAAAAATTTACTGCACATTTGATAAGGGTAACTAGATTTTTTATCAATACTATAAATGCCCTTGTCAATTAATTTTCCTGTTTCGTTTATGTTACTTGCTGTTAACCCCCCTTGATAGGTTTTTAATATCAATTCAAAATAGTTAAAATCTTGAAATTGTTCATTTCTATCAAAATAGAATTTATTAATCGCTTTCTTGCCGTAATTTTCCACAATAAATTCTTTACGTTTTCTTTTAACAAATGATGTAAAAGTTAGTGGTATTTCTTCAAATTCTAATTTGTTTTCTTGCATATATTTATATAGACTTTTGGCAACTATAACATTATCACGTTCATTATATGTATAGTCTAATTCCTCTAGGTTGTCCCATGGTAGCCTCGTTATCTTATAGTCATAGTCTAGCTTGGGTAATCCTATTTCTTCGCCTAGACGAGCAACAGACTTGTTAAAAATGGCATAGGTATCTCTAAAGGTTATATTAGGTAAAATATCAAGCTTAATGGACAAGGGACTATGTTTGTCCCTTAATATTATGTTTTGCACGTTCTCGTTATAAATTCCTTCTACAACACCATTTTTATTATATTTCACTTCGCCTGTAGTATCTTCCAATTCTCTAAGTAAGAAAGTCAATTCATAGTCTAAATTATGCGACCAAACAATTACTTCCTCTTTTATTGTTTTGAAGTATTCTATTGTTTCTTCTATTGTTCTTTTAAAGGTGGACTTTACTATTTCACCATCTAAATAATTCATTACTAGGATATTACTTAAATATGTTACTTGCATGACTTCGCCGTTATCACAAATTATTTTTGACGTTTCTATGTCCCAAAAATAAGTAAACATGTTACTACCTCATTTTTCCATTCCTCGTTTTTTGAAATTCTTGAAAAGCTTCGTTTTCTTCTTTTATCCTATCTAATACATTTTTACTATATTCTATATTGTTTAAAATTTTATTCATTTCTTCATCACTAAAACCAGAACTTTCACCATAAGATAAAGCTATTTTTTCTATTGCCTGGTCACTACCGAAACCACTACCAACTTCTTTAAATGCACCGTATAACTTAGTTAGGAAGTCTTTAGAATTGACAGTTTCAACAAGAAATTTTTCGTTGTAGCCTTTACCCCTTAGAAAGTCTTTTGTGTAGTCTTGTACTGATTTAATGGACTTTGTTACCTCTTTATGATACTTTCTCGTTGTTCCGTAAAATTCATGGTTGTTAATTTTATGTAAAGCTGATAATGTTTTCTTGAGCCATACATTATTCTTTTCACCATAGAATTTTTTACTTTTGGATAATGCATCACTATCCGTAAATTGAGCCATATCTTCGCTTATTAAAGACTTTATATATTCAGCGTGTTCCTCAACACCTTCCTTCTTAAATGCCTTTATCTTTTTATTTAAGCTGTTTATTTGATTTATAATCATTCCTGTTAATTTATCACTATCATTAACAGAATTTATATTTAGTCCGCCTTTTTTTCTTCCTCTTACCATTTAATCCGTCCCCCTTTTGTAAAATAAAAAGGGAAGGTTTCCCCTCCCTGGTGTTCCCTATTTAGGGAAGAATGTTAAAGTTGTGTAGTTTCTCTTATTTGCTGATTTTCTTTCTCCTAGCAATATAGTCAAACCATGTTTCATAATCATTTCCTTTTGTTCTTCATTGAATTTTTGGTCAAACTTCTTGAAACCTTCTGATACTACACTAGCACCATACATAAAATGATTTGGGAACTCTTTTACTGTAAAGGCTACATATTCCCCTTCTTCACCTTCCATAAAGCCGTATTGGTCAACTGTTAATGTTTTATTAAGTACATCACCTTTTACTTCTAACTTTTCTTTTCCTTCCATGAATGGTAATCCACTTTGTGTTATTTCTGCAACCTCTTGTAGTAATTGTTCCATTTCAAAATTCTTCTTTGACATAATTAATTTTCCTCGCTTTCATTTTTTAATTTATTTAATAATAATTTTTCTGTGTTATGTTCTATTTCTTTAGTTAAAAATAATTCGTCTATTTCCCTTTTCAGTCTAGTAATATTTTCTTGACGTTGTAATATTTGTTCATCAAGACTTTTAATACTGTTTCTAACTTTTGAAATTCTACTTCTTATTCTCTCCATTATCTTCGTCCTTTTCAATTATTATAGAATTTTTGATAAAGTCTTCAATTGATATTGCTCTTTTTTCTGTTACGGTTTCAACTTCAAAAGTTGGTAAATAAATATCATTTTCGTCTGCATTTGCTTTAAGCCATTTTTTCAATTCATTTATTTTACTGGTTTCACCGTACACAATATGTGTTCTTATGTCCTCCTTGTAAGTCACAGTTACCTTAGAATAAGTAATGTTTCTTGTTATTGCTTGTCTGATGTTCATTTCTTTCCCTCCATATACATTTTTAATGTTTTATAATGACTTCCTGTTAACCCGTTATGGTAACAGAATAGCTTATAACTATACCATGTTATCATTTGCAACACTCCTTTAAATTAGTTTCATATCTTTATAGAAAATTCTAAAATATGTATTGTTTCCGTTTCCGTCTAATGTTTCAACTTTAAAGTAACATTTATTTGTATTGTGAAACTAATTTTTCTTAAACTCACACTCTTTATTGCATTTTGTACAATATGGTTTATATCCTGCTAACTTAGGACTTCTTTTTGTTGGAGCGTTACAACAAGTCGAGATTTCACCTTTAATTTTACTTCCAAACATAAATTTCACTCCTTCGCATTATTATCATTTAATACGACTAACTTTTCTAAATATTCATTGTGTTACCCCCGTTTCATTTATTTACCTTACATATACTATTATATACCTTTGTATGCTAATGTCAACATAAATATGCATAAAAATTAAAAATATTTTTGTTTTCTTTTGCCGTCCATTTTCGACAAAATACCGACAACAATAACCTCACCCCTCTAGCAAGAAACGTGCCAAGTCATCGCTTTAACGTGGTGAAGTGAGATGGGGGAAAATGGAAAATGGGACGTGGACGGTGGTACATCAAA